AAGGGCGTTCAGACCGATAAGGACGTACTGCGCTTCGCTAAGGCATTAGTTGCTTCTTACGGACGTAACGATACAGTCGCTACTTATGAGGCGTTAACACGCTATCAAAAGGCACTGGTACAAGCACAAGAACGTACCAAAGGTCGTATTGAGAGCCGCCGTAAAGCGCAAGGCGTAGGTTCTTTCTACGAGGGGTCTTCTCAAGGCCCTCAAGTAATTAAACTGGATTAAACTATGCCTATCTACGAATATAAAGGACAGCAGTATGATCTGGCTGATGGCTTATCCAAAGAACAGGCATTAACCAAGATTAAAACTCACTTGGGAGAGGTTGAAGCACCTGTCGGCGGAGGCCGTACAACGATGGCTAATGACCCGCGCCGTATGGACATCCAACAGCCTCGTTCTTTAGCTCAAGAGGCAGGCCGCCAAGCAGCAATGACAGGGAGGACTTTGTACGAAGCCTTCACTGCCCCTGCTACGGCAGTCTTGGACTTTGGCTCTGGGTTATATAATCTTGGGGCTAATTTGGTGGGCTCTGAATCACGCCTCCCTTACGCTTCTCAGAAGCAAGCAGCAATGCTTTCTCAACTGGCTCCTGCCCCTGAGACGACAGCAGAGAAGTTTGCACAAGGTGGTGTTTCTGCATTAACCAGCCAAGCAGGGTTGGCAAAGCTTGCTCCTGCGACAGCAGGGCAGTTGTCCCGTAGTCTTCCTGCTGCCGCTGCTGGCGGTGCTGTAGTAGAGCCTGCTGCTGAACTGACGACTGAGATTACTGGTAATCCTCTTCTTGGTCAGGCAGTAGGTCTTGGCTCATCACTTGTGGCGGGAGCTGCCGCAGGTAAAGCAGGCGGGATGCTAGAACCAAAAGCTAAGACTTTTACTATCCCTGAAGTTAAAGCTAGGGCAGCCGCTAACTACGCTAAGATGGACGAGGCAGGTGTTACTGTTAAACCAAAGAGTGCTTTGGATATGGTGGGTACTTTGCGTAATGACTTAGCAGAGAATAACTACATCCCTAAGACAGACACTAAGATTGCGAATGCTTTAGAAACATTTGAAGAGATTATTGGTACTGAGCGTGTCCCTTTCAATAAACTTGAAAAGCTCCGGTCTATCGCTACCAATCTTTCTAACGATAATGATTCTAATACTCGCCGACTTGGTAAAGTCATGGTTAATGGTATGGATGACTACTTAGGTGGTCTTACTGGTCGTGATGTGATGGCAGGTAAAGAAGGCTTGGATAAGGCAGTTCAATCAGTTATGTCAGCGCGTAAGGACTGGAGAGCTGCCAGTAAAGCACAGATCGTTCAGGACGCTTTCGATGTCGCTGAGGCACGTGCAACTAACCCTAAGAAGTCAGAAGCTGAGTTAATTCGTGGACAACTGGAGAGCATCTTAGCGAACAAGAAGAAAGCCAAGATGTTCACAGACGCAGAGATCAACGCGATGAAGGCTACTGTCAACGGCGGCCCTGTGGATACATTCTTGTCTATCTTGTCTCGTTTCGACCCACGCAAGAGTCACCTATCTGCCGCAGGCGCTGGTGGTGCTGTAATCTATGATCCAGTAATCGGAGGCTCTTTAGCACTTGGCGGCATGGCAGCGGAGACAGCTTTGAGTATGTCTAAACGTAGACAGTTAGAAGCTCTGACACGCTCGATTGCTTCTGGTACAGCTAAGGATGTTCCTAACTACAAGTACCAAGGACTGCTCGGCGGTGCTCTTGGCCTTCAGCCTTAAGGAGTAACTAATGACATTCTCATTCGGAACTAAAAGCTCCGAGAGGCTCTCTCAAGTCCACCCAGACTTGCAGAGGGTCTTCAACGAAGCTATCAAAGATAGTCCTCTGGACTTCTCCATCACTGAAGGTCTTCGCACTAAGGAGCGCCAGAAGGCTCTCTTTGATGCAGGGAAGTCTCAGACGATGAACAGTAGACACATCACAGGTAAGGCTGTGGACATCGCTGTAATCAAAGACGGAGAAGTTACTTGGGACTTTAAGCACTACCAGACTGTTGCTGAACACATCAAGAAGATTGCTAAAGACATGAAGATTGATCTGGTGTGGGGTGGTGATTGGCAGTCCTTTAAAGATGGCCCTCACTTTGAATTACACCGTAGCGTGTATCCTTAAGTGAGGAGCTATGATTGATCCCTTAACAGCCCTAGCAGCGGTAACTACTGCTGTTAATCTGGTGAAGAAGACAATCAAGACTGTGGATGATGTTCGCAGTCTTGGCCCTGTCTTGGGTAAGTACTTTGATGCCAAAGCTGATGCTGTAAAGGTATTGGAAGAAGGCAACAAAGGAGGTTTCAAAGGCTCTAACATGGGCAAGGCAGTTGAGCTTGAGCTTGCTATCGAGAGTGTCAGACAGTTTGAGGAGCAGGTTAAAGGATTGTTCTTCCCTAACAACATGGATGTATGGGAAAAGATTGTTAACAGGCGCAAGCAGATGGACGAGGATGACAAGGCTCAACGCAGACGAGCTGCTGATGCTGCTAAACAGGCAGGTAAGAAGCGTAAGGAAGATACTGAGTTGTGGCTTGCTATAACACTATCTTCTATTATCTTAATCTTGCTTATGTGGGGCGGAATTGAAGTATTACTTTACTGCAAAGCTATGCAATGTGGTTATTAAAGATAAAAGAATATGATAAACTTACTATTACCTTTTGCTGGTAAGCTGCTCGATAAGTTCTTCCCTGATCCTGCTCAAAAGGCAGAGGCTCAGATGAAGCTTGCTGAACTTGCTCAGAGCGGCGAACTAGCCCGTATTGCTAATGAGACTGAAGTCTATAAGATTGAACAGACAGGTGTAACAGAGCGTTGGTCAGCAGACATGGCTAGTGATTCTTGGCTGTCTAAGAACATTCGTCCTATGTCGTTGATTGCAATTCTGAGTGGCTACTTTACGTTTGCGATGATGTCTGCTTTCGGCTACAATGCTAACGAGTCATATGTGACTTTGTTGGGTAATTGGGGGATGCTGATTTTTGGTGCTTACTTTGGCTCACGTAGCCTTGAAAAGATTGTTGAATTACGAGGACGAAAATGAAAGATTGTTCCTGTTGCAAACTAGCCAAACCATTAGCTTTGTTTAGTCCAGATGTCAGAACAACAACTGGCAAAGCAAGCCGATGCAAGGAGTGTACGGCTTCTGTAAAGAAGCAAAAGTATGCAGAAAATCCTGAGAAATACCGTAAGATTTCTTCAAACTATGCGAAAAGAAATTACTCGTCTAAACTAGAAGCTAACAGTAGGTACAGACAGGATAACCCAGAAAAGGTTAAACAGTGGAAGGCAAAAGACAGAGCAGAGCACAAGAATAGAATTAACGCTGATAACGCTAAACGCAGAGCGCAGTTGAGAACTGATATAACTCCTGAGATTATTCAGATGTATGCTTTACGTGACTTCTATATTGCTATGTCTTTAGGAGAATCTTTTCATGTTGACCATATCATCCCTCTCGCTAAAGGAGGATTACATATAGCAGAAAACTTGCAAGTAATCCCTGCTATTGATAACCTACGTAAAGGAAGTAAGTGACATGGAACAGAGAGATGTATCCCACAACGAGATCTACGAGAGGCTCATAGCGGTAGAAGCTAAGGTAGACAAAGTAGCAACAGATACAGAGGACATGGTATCTGCTTTCCACGCTGCTCAAGGGGCTTTCACAGTCCTCGATTGGGTAGCTAAGGTAGCTAAACCTATCCTGTGGATTGCAGGAGGTATCGCTGCTATCGTTGCTGTATTGCATAATCAGAAACTGTAAGCACAAACAGATAAGGCCACTAGAGTTGACGCTCTAGTGGCCTTTTTCGTTTACTCTACCGTCTCTTGCACAACTACCTTAGCCTTCTTAGGCTTAGGTGGCTTGCTCAATCCGTTGAGATACTTGTAACGCTTCACCATCCGCTTACCTGCCTCTTCAGCGTCAAACCAGAATTCCTTCCCGTTCTTCAGCTCATCAAGTTCCTTAGCTGTCAAGAAACCTGTGTAGCAGGTATCCAGTAGCTTGTTGATCTGCTTGGTAGCAAAGTCAGTCTGGTTCTTGACGTTAGGCACTGTACCGATAGAGCCATAGTGAGCTGTGTGTAACATGAAGTCTGCACTCTCAGCAATGTAGCACTCATTGGCCATACAAGCAATCATAG